AACAAATCTCCCTGTGCAACACCAGTAATACCTAGTTTAGGTAGATACTTTAAAGCATCTTTTAATTTCTTTACTAGTCCTGGAGCATGTCCATGATTACGTTCAATATCTTCATTAGTATAGTTAATCTTTGCATCCTTATTAAAGACTGACTTAGTACCAACAAAAAAAGAATTTGTTCCTGGATATAATCCACAGAATATAGCAGGAGCACCATCCCATTTTGTAGTAACAGTAAAGTTACTGCTAGTATTACCACTAAATGATCGTGCAAGATCATCTAAGAATACAAAAGCATCCTTAGCACCTGCTGTACCATCAATTAAGATGCTATCTTCTAAGTGTTCTAGGTGAGTATTCTTAGACATCAGTACAACTTTAAAAAAGGACCATATTGTTTACCTTCTTTCTTAGACATAAACACTAAGTCAGTAAGAAACTCATTAATATTATCATCACCATCCTTATGAATAGAAAGTATAGTACATAACCATGCCATTTGCATGACTTTACTATTGGCAACATGAGGAGTATTTACTTGTGCTCCCATTATTCTATTGTAAGCATCTTCTGGTTTAACTCCATCTAAATCAACTCCTTGTTTGTCAAGGAACGTTGCCATTTCAGTAATCTTATCTTTCCATTCTAAAAATTCATCACCAGTATAAGGATATTCTGAGTTTGATTTCTCAAAATCTTTGTATTTTGGATTAAAATGTCTAGATCTATATGCTGTAATAAGTCCTTCAACATATTCTGCTGTTGCCTTACCTAATCTAGCAGCACCAAATCCTTTTTGAGTTGCTTCATATTTTAAATTATCTCTCTTAGTACTAGTGTTTGCTTTAACCTGAAACTTATACTGTGCGTCACCATCAACAACCCAAAGAATACTATCCTGAGTAGTAAATATCTCAGCACCTTCTTTAGTTTCTGTAGATAATTTGCATACTGGTTTATAAGATCCAGTACCTAACTTAAATTGTTTACTCTCTAGTGATGCAAAGTAAGCATCATCAACGTTTACAAATTCCCACTTCGCTTCTTTCTGAGTAACCAACTTCAAAGATACTCCCCAGATCTCTTTGTCCTTAAACAACTGTCTCATCTTAGCATTAAACTGATCTATCTTTGATGCAAACAATCTCTTTCTAAAACTTGTACTTCCAGTAGCAGGTGAACTCATTAGAGATCTAAGAGTTCTGATATGTTGATTCTGATTTTTTATCAACCATATATCAGCAGGGTTCCAATTATCTTTTCCTTTAATTCCTGAAGGATTTTTGGAACCTATCCATTCATCGGTGATAAACTTCATGAAATCACCATCACGTTGAAACTCTTCAAATTGATTACTACCTGAGCATGAAGCAAGAGCTGCCAACAATGCTTTCTGTTGTTTAAAGAAGTTCTCTATCCATCCCATGTCACATGGAACTCCTGCTACTGATTGCCATTCACGATCTAACTCTTCCCTACATGGTTTATGATTTGCAATGTCTATTGCATTCTTAGGATTTTTAAGATTGCCTATAATAACATGTCTAAAAACAATAGCAGAACCAGTCTCTTGTAATTTTGTCATAGCAGCAGCAGAAACTTTTGCACTACCTTCTGTCTTACCGCTTGCTATAAATCTTATTATCTGATATCTTTCCTTTACATCTCTTCTAGTATTGTCACTTGGTTGCCACTCACTAGTCCATGGCCACATTGTATCAACATATAAATCACCCTCAGAAGGAGGTTTTGCTGCACCTTTATATGCTTCAAATTTAGTATTGGTATTTTGACTAGTGCCACCAGGCAAAAACTTTTTCCATCTAACATCCTTATTATAAAGAAGATTTATAGAATCCACAATATGTTGAGGACATTTTATCTTTATCATCTTTATTTTATTTTGTTTGCCAGCAAAATTAGGAGTCCTAAAATTTTCTTCCAAGAACCACTGGTTATAATTACCAGTCATCTGAGCAATTCTAGTCCACCTATCTCTAGAAAATTTCCCTCCCCTACCAGCAGGGAATCCATTTTTAATTTGTTGATTTGTATGGATGTTATTAAAAGCCATCAATCAAAGGTATATCCTTTGACTATTTAGATTCTAACTCCTCATCTAATACTTCTAGCATATCATTTACTGCTATAAGATTATCTATATCAAATAAGTACGAAGCAATATGCTTACTAATATATGGTTTCTCATTACGTGCTGCAAATGCAAGTGCATTCTTTAAACATGCTTGAGCCTCTCTAAGAGACTCTTCTACTTGACCTGTTAATGGCATCAACGATCCCCCTTTGCTCTTACTTCAGATTTCTCTACACTAAATTTTCCACCAGGATATCTCTTCTCTAGTTTCTTAACATTACCTCGCACAACGTCGTCGAAAGATACGTCCAAAGCCATACAAGCTTGTGCCACATACCACATAACATCACCCAACTCAATAATAAGATGCTCTCTGTTATCGTTGTTCCAAGGCTTTCCCTGAAATACCATTTTTTTAACGATCTCCAGAAACTCTCCAGACTCAGCAGCAAGCCCAACGCCAGCAGTGGTAAGACGTTCAATATTTGCACCTTGTCTGTCAAGTTCACCCAGACGGTCAGCAAGACTGACAAAATCCTTAGAACTATCGCTTGTGACAGCATCCACGAAATGAGAGTACTTATCAAAGTCAACATTATTAGTCATAGTTTATACGTTCCATTCAGCAAATTTAGATAATCGGTTTTGTGTCTCAGAGAACTGAGGCATCTCCTCTTCTTCTACATCAATAACAGATGTACTATCAGCAACATCATACAACCTCATCTTAGATCTGTCAATACCTACCATAAACTTTCTAGATGAGGTCGGGTCGTTGTACCTGTTTTTGAGTTGTTTAACCATAATCCTACCTTGTTGTTCAAGTTCCTCAGTACTGATAAGGGCAAACATAAGATCAGCAGTGGCAGGGAGACCAAAAGACTCAGAAGTATCGGTAAGGTCAGGATCACTATTGCCATAACCACTCCTAGTAGTTTGAGTAGCTGAAACAATAGGTAAGTTGTGTTCCACAGCAAGACCGCGAAGCTCCTCCGCAATCGCCTTAACATACGTATACGAGTTAACAATAGCACCTTTATACCTCACGCTTGCACATATATTTAAGTAATCTACAAAGATTATATCGGGTTTGAAACTTTTCTTTAAAGATAGATCAGATAAGAGTGCCTTAAAATGACCTGCATGTGCAGATGCTGTAGGGTACTCTTTTATAATCAACTTACCCTGAGTCTTACGAGTAATCTCTTGGACTTTGGAGTTGTATATAACTTCTGGAAGTTCTGGAATGTCCCTTATATTTACATTGAGAAGATTTGCATCAATTCGCTCTGCAATTTTCTCCTCTGCCATTTCGCATGTAATGTATAATACGTTCCGTCCTTGCAACAAGACGGAGCTAGCCATATGGCACATGAATAAACTTTTCCCGACACCTGTACCAGCAAGAGCGATATTAAGAGTCTTGTTAGGGATCCCACCTTTCGTAATATAGTTAAACTTTTCCAGATCAAACGGAATTTTTTCCTCGACCTTGTGGTAAAATTCATATCTATCTTTTGATTGTTCAATGTAATCATGTCCGATGTGTTCATCAAAAGAGACAGCCAAAGCATCCTGAAGGATGCTAGGAATAGCACCCTTGTCCAACTTGCTGTCTCCACCGTCAGCAATCTTTATTGATTGCATCAACGCCAAGTATATAGCACGATCCTGACACCACTTTTCTGTGGCATCTAAGACCCAATCAAAGTCAACCCATTCATCAGTTAAACTCTTTACAGTTGCAACAGCGTTGTTGAAGGATTCTTCTGTAAGATCTGTACGATTTTGTAGATTTATTAAAAGAACTTCTTGTGTTGGAACCTTGTCATACTTTCCAGAAAAATCTTGAATCTCTTCAAAGATTATTTTTTCATCATGTTCTTGAAAGTAATCAGCTTTAAGAAAGGGTACTACTTTACGGTAGTACTCCTCTGTGAATAATAAGTTTCTTAGTATTGTTAGTTCAATACGTTCAGTTGCCATAACTATATTCCGTTCGTGCTGCTTCTTCTAGTTTTGCCATCACTTCCTCTGTGAAGTATTTTGTAGGATCAGAGAGTATAGATTTAGGGTAAACATTAGCACCACCAATTTTGATACGGTTGCCCACCCTATTGAATACTCCGTACTTCTCACCAAGCTCCAAGAGTCCATAATAGCGGTCAAGTCCACGTTCGTCAAAGTATAATCTGGTAGCAACTTTAGAACCCTCCTGTGTAAATCTAGATTTTTTTGCTTCGCACTTAATGATGTTACCCACCAGTTCAGTACCATCCTTCTCTTTCGATTTGGATAGGTATATTATAGTCGATGCAGCATACTTTAGTCCACTACCACCGCCCATTTCTTTAGCTGGCACATAGCTTCCAATCACATCATATGTGTGATTAGTGACAAGCATGGGTATCCCTGCCTGTCCTAGTTTCAAGGTCAGTACTCTAAAAGCACCCTTGATCAACTGTGATTTGGTCATATCTCTGACCTGTTTATCATTAGAGATGTCTTCCATCTCCTTTGATGTACTCAACATACCAAGACTGTCAAGAACAAACATCAATGGTTGACGCTGCTCCTTTGGTTCTTTCATATATTTGTCAACGATCCTCGTTGCTTGAGTCCTGAACTCTTCTATCGTAGCAACAGGGAAAATTACCATACGACTGGAATCAATTCCCCTAGACTCAATGATGTCCTTGCTGAGAGCAGATTCAGACTCAAAATAAATAACCCCACCGTTGCTATGGTTATCAAGAAAGTTACGTACAACACTGAGTGCAAAGAAAGTCTTTCCTGTTGAGGATTCTCCTGCGAGTGCTGTGACTTTATTAGAAGGGATTCCCCCGAATAGAGAACCACTAACGACAGCGTTGAAAATATAGCTACCAGTATCAACAAAACTGGATGTATCTCCAGCAGCGACTCCATCGCTGACGAGGCTAGCAAATTCATTTCCACTATCTTTAATTACATTATCTAAGAACGTCGCCATTCATTTACCTCACTTTCGTACATTCTAACATAGTCATGGTCTTTCGACAAGAGCTTAGCATAAGCTTCTGCTGTTATCTTTTCTTCAAAAACCCTTATCTGTTCTGCTTCAAGTGCTTCAACTTGAGCATCTTGATAAGTGACAGTCCAAACTGTTTTACTCATTAAAAGAAACTCCCTAGTGTGATTTTTTTCTCGTGCGTCCAACCTACACAGTCTAGCACATTTATTAATGGATTCAAGAAACTCTTCTCAAATTGTGTTTTATAGTCAACATACTTCTCAAGACCAAACTCTTCAGGGAGATCCCCAAAGAAACTAATTACATCTTCATGTATTGGATTAGGTGTCTTAAGGTACATAAACTTAATCTTCTCACCCTCCTGTATCAGGGGATGTTTATTTTCTATCTTATGTTTTTTAACATAATGGTTGTATAGTAAAGCACCTCTTACATGGATCGGTGTCCTTTCTGTATAGATGTTAGTTCTGTGGCGATACTTTTCAAGGTTGTTAACGCCTCGTGGGAATGCGACTTCCTCATAAGGTCGTTCTCTGGTTTCTGTTCTGACATCATTGATAAAAGAGATAAGTTCATCATTTGTTTTGCCGATAATGATCTTGAAAGCTGCATATAATTTATCCCTAAAGTATTGAGGTGTTGATGACCTCGCTGTTTCCAACCCCATAATTTTCATCTTGGGTTCTTTATACCTGACTCCTTCTGAGTCCCATACATTTAATATGTATCTCTTCTTGGCAGTCCATATTCCACGATCAGCAATGTTCTCTCGCTTCATGATCATTTTTTGATCATAC